TTAGTAGATGATCACACGGTACTACCTTTAATCTACTGCCTGGACGACGACAACAACTGGAGGAACAAAAACTTTTGGGTTCAATTTGCCCCAGGTATAGATTACGACCTCCCTTCCTATGATGCTATCGAGGGCGAGATGAAAAAGAAGCTGGAGGAGGGCGGTGAAAGCTTGGCGCGGTGCAAGGTCAAGAACTTCAATATGTGGCAACGGTCGCAAGAGGAGTTCGTAAGCATGGAGGATTGGGACACGGGGCGCAAGCAATTCAAAGAGGAAGATATGGCGGGCCGGATCTGCTTTGCCGCTTTCGATATTGGCCGGTCGAATGACCTTTCGAGTTGCGTGTATTTGTTCCCGCCGGAGCACGATGAAGAACGCTTCAAGGTGATCGCCCGGTTTTGGATGCCGGAAGAGTTAGTGGGGCAGCGTAGCCGGGACCATAGGGTAAGCTATAGACAGTGGATAGACAAGGGGTATATGCAGACAACGCCCGGAAACTTTACCGATACGTCGGTCATTTTCGAGCAAATTATGGCCGATTGTGCTACATTTGACGTGTACGAAATTGCGGCAGACAAAACCTTTGCCGTAGAACTATTGAATCAGCTTTTGGCGCAAGGTTTACCGGCGCTTGACTATCCACAAAGGTACTCAACTATGAACGGGCCGATCTTGAAACTACAAAAGATGGTCGGCAAGCACGAAATACAACACGGGGGCAACCCTATTTTGGGCTGGAATATGGCAAATGTGAGTTTGAAAAAGAACACCGGCGGGCAGGTGATGATGGATAAGAGCGACCGCATTACCGGGCACGGGAAGGAAAGCACCCGGACGAAGCGAAAAATAGATGGCGCGGTTGCATTAACGATGTGCATTGGCCGCTATCTTGACTGGTTGAAAGAAAATACCGAAATTGTAGAAGAAATAAGGTTTTTATAGAAACACCGGCTATGGAGTTTAGAAACGATACAAAAAAGTTTATTGATTGTTTACCAAAAGGCCAACGAAAGGCTATTTTGAAAATGCTTGGCGCAATCGCGAATGTATTTCCTATCTCCGTGCATAGGTGCGATTTTTTAAAGGAGAATGGAGAGGTTATTGTAATCGGAATAGCCTGGGATCAATTAATTTTTCACACAAAGAAAGGGCGGAGGACTACACTATATGTGCACATGAAACATATTGCCTCGGATTGGAAATACAGGGCAATACAATTAGTAAAGAGTCACGCTAAATACTTGACAGGATTATGAAATTAAAAAAAATTTGGCAGTTCATCAAGAGCGTAATTTGGCCCGCCGCCAAGCCATTCATTTGCGCGAGTCGTGAAGAAGCGGAGGAAGTTGTAAACGCGTGGCGCGTGCGTCAAGCATCGAAAAATGACTTAGGGTTGTCTCATGAATTTGTGCCGGAATTTGTATTGAGGTGCATGAATGCACTCGAAGAAGAAAAATAACAAGCATAGACCTATGAACGAAAACGAATTTGTAAGTATCCCCAGGTATTTGTTACGTACTTTGCAGCCACAGGGCTACCTTAGCCGTTTTTACGCCCTCACAAGCGCCTCCGCATTGTCTCATATTGAGGCTTTTGAAACGATTGAGAGCGAACGGGAGGCTTTTGGGCTGCCGCCGGGATACGACAACTACCAGAGTTTTCGACGTTGCAAGAGTTACCACCATAACAGGGGTTTATTTCGTTTATTAGATTGACTTGTTTTCACTTGGTTTTTTGGGATATAGGTCCGGAGTGTATGGCTTCGGACCTTTTTTATGTTACATAATGTAACGCATTTCGCCAAAAAATAGACCGAAATTGCACGAAACCATAAGTTTTTGGCACTACTAGACACCATAACGCGGATTTTCGTCAAAGAAGTTGAGGAAACTGAAGATAAGGCCGAAAAGCGCAGTATGTTGCAAATGGCCGGCTCTTCCATTGACTCGATTATTGACTTTTTCGGTAGCCGCAAGAGCAGTACCGGGCAAGTGGTGGACGTTCGCACAGTTATGGGGCTTTCTGCCGTTTGGCGGGCGTTGAACATCCTCTCTGATAGTATTGCGTCCCTTCCGGTGCAAGTCATCCAAAAAACGAGCCAAAATACGACTGAGATAGCTATTAAGCACCCGGTCAACCGACTTCTCACCGTCAACCCTTCCCCCTTATTCACCCCTTACACGTTATTTAAAACAATGACCGCACATGCAGCCTTAACCGGCAACGCATACGGATACATTCAGCGCGAACGAGTCACCCGTTACCCTAAGAAAATCACCATTATCGAACCGGGACGCGTGTCCATTCACGTACTAGAGAACGATACGGTAGTCTATAAGATCGACGGCAGTAATAAAACGATTAAGCCGCGTGATATGATCCATTTTGGCGGGCTTTCGTGGAATGGATTGGCGGGTATGAACGTGCTCGAATACCTAAACGATAACTTTGGTCTGGCGCTTGCCAATCAGGAGTATCTAGCTAAGTTTTTCGCCGATGGCGCAACCATCGCCGGAGTAATTAAGCATCCGGGCCGGTTGACAGACGACGCACTAATCCGATTGCGACGCAGTTGGGAAAACCAATACGGAGGAAGCGACAACAGTGGCAAAACGGCAATCCTGGAACAGGGCATGGATTACGAAGCCATTGGCCTATCTCCGCAGCAAGCAGCTGCCGGTGAAACCAAGAAGCTCGCCATTGCCGACATCGCTAGGATATTTGGCGTACCGCAATTCCTACTCGAGGACTTAGACCGCGCTACATTCAACAACATCGAACACCTTTCCTTGCTTTTCCTAAAACATACCGTTCGCCCCTGGTGCAAACTAATCGAAAGCGAACTTAATCGAAAACTATTCCCGGACGATGAACAGGGCGAGTATATGGTTCGTTTTGATCTGGATGATCTGCACATGGTAGATATGGATAGCCGGGGCAAGTACGTCGAAACAATGATGAAATGGGGTGTTCTTAACCGGGACGAGGTTAGGGCGCGTGAAAATTACAACCCGATTGCGGACGGCAGCGGGCAGAAGTATTTTGTGCCCATGAACATGCAAGACCCAACCGAAACAAATAATAAAGATAATGGAGCAACGCAAGAAAATAGCGATTCCGAACAAGGAAACACGGACATATAGAGCTTCGGTGGAAGTGGAGCCGGACGGCAAAACCGTAACGGGTTACGCCGCTGTATTCAATTCATTGAGCGAAGAGATGTGGGGCTTCCGGGAACGGATCGACCCCAAAGCGTTTGACGGGGCCGATATGACCGACACACGCGCATTGTTCAACCATGACCCTAATATGCTACTGGCGCGCACCTCATCCGGCACGCTGAAATTAGAAGTAGACGAAAAGGGATTGCGGTATTCTTTCGACCTGCCCGACACGACCGCAGGCCGTGACCTGGGCGAACTACTCCGCCGGGGCGATGTAACACAAAGCTCTTTTGGGTTCACAATCTCAAACGACGAATGGGAGGAAGAGTACGACGAAAATGGAGAATTGATAGAAGCCACGCGGGTTATTACCGGCATTCATCGGTTGTATGACGTTTCTCCGGTTACGTATCCTGCATACCCGGATACTTCGGTAGCGGTGCGTAGCCTGGAACAATGGCGGGAAGAACACAAGCCGGAGGAGGCGAAGAAAGAAACGCCCTTGCTAAATAATTCTATAAGGTTGCTCAATCAAGGGATTGAGGCTGAAACGAAAATTGAGCAAGATCATGTTATTGTTTACTTAATGACCACAGACCAAAGAAAAATTTCTGCTCAAAAATGCAAGATTGGAATTTCCAGTAAACTAGACATGAGGGAACACACGATAAAGCATATTGGGGGGCATAAGGAATTAGAAGTTTATCATCAAATTAACTGCGACGATCGGCAGATAGGCCGGAAACTTGAGACGTCACTGAAAAATATATTCAAGAATCAAAGGACTATTGGGGAATGGTTCTGGCTATCTAAGCGAGATATAGAGTTTATATGTAGCATCAAGACCCCGCAAGACTTGATTGCCAAGTTTCATAAAACCGAGTTATTCGGAACAAAATAAAACGCCCTTGCGTGATCGCGCAGAGGCTATTATATTAGATAATCCAAACAAATAAGTATGAAAACCGTAGCAGAATTGAGGCACGAATACCTCAATATT